CAACCAGTTCCTCGCGCACCACCTGCACCCATGCAACTTGGTCAGCCAGTTTTTGACAATCCGGCACCACGTGGTATGCAGAATCATCGCGGAGGAAATCGTGGTCGTGGACAAAATGTGGGTCAACGTGATCCCATGTTGTTTGTCCCGCATTGGCAACGTGATCAGCGCCCACCACAGGGTGGCCGTTTCCAGATGGATGCGGATGTTTGGATGAGGGATGATGATTTTCATGCACAGGGAGCACAGACAACAGGAACAACAGCACCAGTCTATGTTTTGTTTGGACCACCTGGTTGTGGTAAAACTGAAGTCCTGAAAGGGATGGCAGGCCGAGCAGAGTGTTATGATGAGTTCTGTGACAGTGAAGAGCGTTTTTCATTTGTGTTAGATCTTGTTTGGCGTACTTACAATGGAGAACTCAGGAAACCATTGGTTCTAGCTGCAAACGAGTCCATGTTCCGTAGACGCACTAAGGAGTGGAAGACAGAAGACCATGATCGTTTCTTTCGAAGGTTGACCACTTTCTACTACTCGTTTACTCGAGTTGGTGGATTGTTGTCCCGGACAGCAAAACCTTCTGATTGGGACAATCCAGAATGGACACCCCAACAACGAACAGATGCATACATGAAATATGTTAAAGTGTATCGGCAAGTTGGTTTGGCCACACGTGTGCAAACTTCCTGTGTGACAGTTTTACAACAGCTTCAAGATGTTAAGCCAGTTGTGCATGTTGTGGAAGATGGACAGCCATTCACAATGCATGATCAGGTTGGAAAGGCAGATCACGTTTACTGGATGAAAGCGAAGACGACTGACAAGGTGCCACATTCAGTTTTGGACCTTGCAGGTATTGTACACACCTCGGTTGGTGAGCTGGACGTGTTAAAGGTTGTGATGACCCACATGTTGCAGTGGAAGTTGGCGTACAGTAACCACTTCTTTGACACATGGGCTAGTGCTTTTGCAGGCTTTGGATGTATTAGGCCTCCTTACACTGGTCCTTCAATGGAAATCCAGTTTGAGGATGGCATCTCTTACCTTTGTTGGTCGGAGAACGGAGTGTTGCTGATGGATCAGATTCGTGCACGTACGCCTATGCCCGAAGACTTGCCTTGTGTGGCCGAGAGTCATTCATTTAAACTCATGGAGTACACGAAAGATCTGCCGTGGTTGGACGTTGTTGGTTTCCTTATCAAGATAGCAGTTGGTGTTGGACTTACCTTCTTTGTGGATCATAAGAAGGTTGAGAAGTTTGATGCAGAAGGCTGGGGAGATGAAGAAGATGAACGTACACTTCAGGCTTATGGTGAAGTTGAAGAGGAGGAACGTGCTGCTTTGGCTGCCTTTCAACAAAAACGTTCTCGTGCTAGTAGAGAAAACACACGAAAAGTGGGTTCGGACCCATCAGGTAGTGGTGTTTTTCGTTGGCGTGGTTCAGAGGACATTGTGAATGAGGCAGTTAAACGACGAACTTTAGGCACTTACAGTGAAGGTTCTCGTTTTGTGGTACCAGACCAGTTGAACGTTGAAGGAAGAACTTCTGCAGACCAATCAGAACAAGGTCTTATTAGGAAGTTGACGAAGCCTAAGATTGTGATCTTTGAGGATAAGCCAGGAGTTGTTGTTGAGCAGTTCCATGCAGAGGCCAGTGTTGATCCAGGAGCGCGTACAGTGATGGTGACAGTGGTTCGAAACCAGGTTCAGTTGTTAGATGCAGATCAGAAGTTCCTGTGCTTTGGAGTTGGACTTAAGGATCGTTTGTGCATGAGTGTTTTGCATATCAAACCTTTCGTCAGTTTTGTGAAGAAGGCGGATGTTGTTTATCAGGTGGAGAAAACCGTTGCTGAAATGGAAAATCGCGACGTTTGGTTCTTTACGCTTGAGAAGACAGCACCGATGTTTCCTGACATCACACAACACTTGATGAAGAAGCAGTCAACCAAAGCTAGTTTTACAGGAAGTTTTGGATTCTTTGTGCAGAAAGTGTCAACTGAAATCATGTGTAGAGTCATCTCCTTAGAGGAAATCACGATCAAGACAGTGGATGGACACAAAGTACATGGGCTCACATACATTGGACACAGTGATGGATTTAGTATTTCACCAATTGAGACAAAGAATGGAGATTGTGGTTCACCAGTTATTTTAGTGAATTCCGCATATCCTCAGAAGTTCATTGGTTTTCATTGCGCTGCTAGTAGCAACATTGGTATGTGCACGTATGTCTATCAAGAGGACGTGCCAATGTTTGGACAAGCTACTAAAAGTGACATCGTTGTGTTGAGACATCAGAACGTGGAGTTGTACGATGAACCATTAGAGATTCCTGGTAGACACATCGTGATTGCTGGTCGAACAGCAGATGGTTTTCAGCAGGGTTGTCCTCCTAAGACACATTGGTGGCCTTCACCTTTTCGTGGCCTCGATATAGGAGTTCATTTCGAGCCTGCTGTGCTTTCTGAGAAGGATCCGCGCAATTCATTGCCATATGCGCCGATCGTGAATGGAATCTTGAAGTACGATATTGCACCACGCCAGATTGATGAGAAGTTGCTACAGCGTGCGGTTTTGGATATTTCTGGGCACATATCAGACGTGTTTCATCAACACAATGTGCAGCTGAAAATCCTGACCAAGACTGAAGCGATCAATCGGACTACGCAGTATCCAGCGAGCAATCCCATTTACAGACAGACCTCAGCCGGTTTTCCGTGGACTTCGAAGGGTGTGCATAAAAAAGATGTTTTGTTCCAATTCGATGGAGACATCTTTCATATTGCTAAGACACCTCTTGGTGAGGAGTTGCGACATGCGTGTGACCAGTTAGTGAGTACAGCCAGACGTGGGGAGCGCTCAGCAGTCGTCTTTTCTGCAGCAAACAAAGACGAACCTCTGAAACCAAGCAAGATTGTGGATACGAACACAAGGTCAATTTTGTCCAGTCCAATTTGTTACACGATAGTGCATCGACAGTACTGTCACGCGTTTTCAGCAGTAATGACTGGTCTTCATCCTTTCTTGCCTATCAAGATTGGAATTGACCCCACTGGCAACGATTGGGAATTGTTGCATGCTTGGCATGCCCGCATTGGAGAGCGCGGGTTTGCAGCGGATTTCAAAGCCTGGGATGCTAGGTTGCATAGACAAGTGTTGTTAGCTTGTGCTGACATCATGAACAACGTTTATCGTGACTGTGACCCACACTTCGAGGAAGTAGACAACACGATCCGCACGTCTCTGTACAAATGCATGGATGGTGCGTTTGTTTTGTACCGTGGTTTGATTTTGCAAGTGCCTGGTGGACAGATGACTGGACAGCCACAGACGGCGTTGGACAATTCGCTGGCGAATTGGATTTACACCTACATGGCCTGGTTGATGATTGAAGGGGAGCGATCGACGTTTTCGGATTTCCTTAAATCCGTGGCATGTTCTTTCTACGGTGACGACAACATGATGACAGTTGACTTTGTCGTCTCAGAACGTTTTCACTTTGAAAGTTACATTGCCCAGTGTGCAAAGCTCGGTTTGGACGTTACGCCTGCAGATAAGTCGGGAGTTGTGAAGAGATTGCAACCCTTGGTGGACCTCACCTTCCTGAAACGCTCTTTCTATAAAGAGCCAGGTGTGCGTTTTTACCGGGGGTCGCTTGACATCAACTCGTTGCAGCGAATGTTGGACTTTACCACAGGTCGCCCACACCTGTACTACG